TAGTTGGTATATTTATTCATGGCCAACTTTGTTGATTTTGCGCAGCTTGGGGTTACACAGGGTTATTTGGGTTTTGTTGAGTACCCTAAGCTTTCCGGCGGTGGCAAAGAGTTCTTATGGCAGCACATGTGGGATATTGATATCCCTGTGAAGCCAAGAGCAGTATATTGGCCTGGTTTAGATGTAATAAAACACAGGATGAAAACACTTTCTCTTGATATAAAGAAAGATTTAGTCGGTAATGCTGATGTTAATATTCGGGGTATACATATCAAGCAGCATGGTGGGTACGAAAGTGATGGGACTGTCAACTGGGAAATGATTGACTTTGAAGACCAAACGATTTATGCTATGGCGTTATCTTTTATGAGTGCTGGTGGGGCTAACAGATACAAGTTCCAGCTCAGAAAGGAAGATGTGCTAATACCTGTTTTCCAAGTATTCTTCCTCAACTCTAGTCGCAAACCCGTTAAGAGAATTGACTTTTACACTCTACAATTTACGAGTTATGACTATAGTTACGAAACTCCCACTGAACCCTCTGGTGTGCGTGAAACTGTGACGTTAAACTTCAGCTATGAACACCACGATAAGACTCTTTTGAACGTAGTCCCAGCATTTACTTTCTAATATGGAGACGATACAAAACAATAAAAGATATATCACTAATTACGAAGCGTCAGGTATCTTAGGTATTCCAACCTACAAGATAGATACAGTTATTAGAGCATACAGCGTTCCACATTACCGAGCTGGCAGCACTATATTTATTAGAAAAGATGTTTTGCCACATATTAAGGCATTTGTTGAGATGTTAGAGCAAAGTGGATATGCATTTTGACCAGGTCTTAGTCGATCAGGCTAAGCGGGCTGGTTTCTTTAACATGCCACTCACTATTGATGAGTTTGTAACGCGTCTAGGTCTAGAAGGGTCTATCTATCCGACATGGATGAAACACTTGCGTCAGCTTTTCCCCGATCCTATACATACCGCTCACAATTATATCCTACTAACTGGTGCTATCGGGACTGGCAAATCTACTGTCTCAAAAATCGCAGCGTTATATACCGCATATAAGATACTATGCCTAAAAGATTTTAAAGCATTCAATTTATTTATAACTAAGCCTATTCAGTTTGTTTTCTTTCATGTTAAGATAGAAAAATCTCGCATCGAGTTTTTGGAGTATGTTAAGGATGTATTTGAGAATCACGATTTATTCCAAGAGATTAGAGAACTACGATTAGAACAAGATTTGAAGCCTATTCCTATAGATTTTCAAGCTGATGGAGCAAAGAGTAACTCTTCCATAGGTGGCGATGTAATTTTTTATGTTTTCTCAGAAGCTAACTTTGTAAACGAGGGTGTAATTAGGTTTAAGTTAGAGCAGGCATATAATCGGTTTAAATCGCGTTTTCTATCTGCCAAAGACTATTTAGGTAATATAATTATAGATACTTCTGCATCCTATGAGGGTAGTGTTGTAGATTTTTTGGGTCATAGAGCTGAGGATTTTTATACTGTTAGAATGTCGCAGTGGGAGGCTAAGGCACATACAGGGCTGTTCTTTAAGAAAGGTGCTATTTGGGTCTATACGGGTGGTATTTTAGGTGAGCCTAAAATAATAGGTGATAAGGAGTATGTTACGCCTGAGGAGTTAAGCAAGTATGAACCCGAACGTATCATAGAGGTACCCAAAGAGTTTGAGAAAGAGTTTAACGCCAATATTTACGAGGCGCTAATATCGTTGGCTGGGGTTAGCGTAAGGCCTCCCAATTCGCTTTTCACACGCGAGATGGTTAGCCCTGTTATGAATCTTCCGAAGGTCACTAACGATTTGATAAGCATCATGCATATGGATACTATGCTTGAACCTATACTCTCAACATTGCCTGTTGATAGAGCAATAGCTATTCATATAGACACATCTATACGTGGGGATAATACAGGTATCGCTATGGGTTACTGGTACGACGAGAACACTATATATATCCCCGTAGCTTTTGGGCTTCACAACGAAG